GAAGCTGCGAGCCAAGCTGCGAGCCAAGCTGCGAGTCAAGCTGCGAGCGAAGCTGCGAGTCAAGCTGCGAGCCAAGCTGCGAGTCAAGCTGCGAGCCAAGCTGCGAGCCAAGCTGCGAGCCAAGCTGCGAGCCAAGCTGCGAGTCAAGCTGCGAGCGAAGCTGCGAGCGAAGCTGCGAGTCAAGCTGCGAGCGAAGCTGCGAGCGAAGCTGCGAGCCAAGCTGCGAGCCAAGCTGCTTATTATCCGTCGGAGTTTCCTTTAATTCTATGCCATTTCGCAAACAATAAATTGTGTAAATTATTGGTAAAAATAATTTCTCATTTGCTTTTATATAATTGAAAAATATTTGAGCCTCATAAGGATTCTCGGCGACTAAAATACACGGCTTTTTATATTTTGAAGTCTCGTAGTTCCAGTCTATTAAAGCCGCTGCACTTTCATAATTGAAAGCCCTGTAACGCCCTCCGTCAAACACACCTTTAGTGTACCTGGTAATATACTGTGGAATTTTTGCCCGTATCTCAGGTGTGAAGTCTTTTAAAGTTTTCATCGTTTTCTGGTTTTTTACTGCCAAAAGCGTAAGCCGTTGTTGGCGTTACGCTAATGGTCTTTTAAACCTAAACTAATTATGAACCTTATTTACTCATGTGACCTACTTTTACCAGGTAAAGCGCAAACCGTTTCTGGTGTTGCGCTGGATTAAAGCCGGGGCTACAATCTTAACCTAATAATTTTTGATTTGATGCAATGAGTTGTAATACCGTATCAGAATTTTCAAAAAACTTTTGCAGATTAATTATAAGACTATCAAATTTCGTATAGACATCTTCAAGAAATATTCTATTCTCCGGGGTATCGTCAATTATTATTGGATTTTCATTATAATAAGACATGCTTATAGTATTTGACCAAGTTGTATTTTGCCAAGTGTAAACCGGCTTTCCAGCACCTGTTTTGGTTTCAACGGCAAGAATGAATTTGAATTTTTGTTCAAGTTCCTTTGATTCGGGGTTGCCTTGATTGCGTTCGTATTTATCAGTTTTTTCGCTTGACTTACCTTTGCACCAAACAATTATAACATTCTTAACAACCTTTGATGCATTGCCGCAATAATGAAATAAATATTTAAGTATATCTATTAAATCTGATTCCGACTCATTAGCAATAGCAAAGCCATTAACACCTCTTATATTTCTTGCTGAAGAAATATAATATTTTTCTTTTAGATCATCGGGCATAGTATTAATAGCGTCCTCGAAAGACTCCGGTGGTACAATGTAAAATACCTTAGAATTAACATCATACATTATGTTAACGTCCACAAAGTGTTCGTTTGATATCGTATCATTGGTGCTGACCGTATATGATACGGTTAAAGTTCTGATTTTTGGCATTACGCAGGACAATTATAATCAAGTGAAATATTCAAACGATTAGCGATTTGACTAATTTTATAACTGTGATATTGTTTACCTTTTCGAGTTGCATAACCATACCAGTTAGCATCATCGTACATTTTTTGAAGTAGTGCTTTCATAATGTTTAAATTTATATAACAAATATAAAAACTTATTTTTAATATTTACAAGTTTTTTATTAAAAATAATTTATTTGGGTTTATCTGTTTGTATTACTGGCGATTTACGAGGCGTTGAACGGATTTCAGCTTGCTTAGTAAAAGCTTCAGCTATGTCAAAAGCAACAAAGGCTAAAACGTCCGGATGATCTTTTCCGGTGTAATTGTGAAGCATTGCTTTTAAAAAATTTTCTGCCAACTCTGTTTTACTTTTCATAATATATCCTCCGTTTCATGTTGAATTGTTTTTACTAGTGGTTTATATTCTTCAATTCGGATGTATGCCCGTTGGCGGCCGTATATTGAAAAAGTAAGCGGATTGTCGGCTTTTTGCCAACCGGGTATTGCAGCCATACTTTCATGAATACTTTTTGTATTATAGGCGGTCATATCTGATATCTCCCTTTTAAACAACTCTACCCATATCTCGGCCGAGCATACTTTTGTTCTGTAGTTAGCTCCACGTGCCATTAAAAGTTCGTCTCCAAAAATATAATTACGCCTCTCGTGTCGGCTTAGTTCATCCCAGTTATCCGGTAGCGGCATTTCCAGATAGTTCGCTATAATTCCGGTTCGCTCATCGCTGTTACCGTGTTTCTTCTGTTCTTCTTTAGCCAATGCGTGAACCTCATCCGGAATGTCCAGCGTTTCCCCTAATTTACAATAGTGCTTTGCCTCGGCCCATACCTGGTCGACATCCGGTATGGCAGCCATTTTCTTATATACCTCTACAGGCCAAAACCGGCGGTTGCCTGCATCCCCCCGGAGAAAGTTACTGATATTGGTTGTGCCCCAGAATACCGTTTGCCGCGGGTGCACGTTATTACGGCGTCCGTAAGATGACCTGTATTTATCCATAGTGCGGGACAGGAAAGATTTAATAGCGGTCACGTCGGCTTTATTTAAGCCTTCCAGCTCGCCCATCTCCATTATCCATGTGCCCTGCAGCTGCTGCATAGAATCGACGCCTGTAACGCCTACAAACGTGTCTGAGAACCATTTCCCGCCAAGAAGGGAAAGCAGTGTTGATTTACGTAAACCTTCCTCGCCTATAATGACCAGTGTATTGTCAAACTTAGTGCCCGGATAATATATACGGGTAGCGCAAGCTAATAATGCTTTGCGGGTTACCGTACGAATGTACAGGTTGTCTGTAGCTCCCAGGTGGTCTATCAGTAAAGTATCTATACGGGATTTTTTATCCCATTCGAGTGTATCGAGGTAATCCCGTACCGGGTGTTTTTTATATTTAAAGCAAACATTGTCAAATGCTTTTTTAATGTTGGCAGCATGGTGGATCCGGTATTTGCGCGATATGTAAGATTCCAGGTTCGAGTCGTCAATGTCTTTCAAGTCGCGCAGCCGGTCGCCTTCCTCCCAGGGGAATGGCAGTTGCCCGAAGGTCCGGTCCTCAAACTCATCATAATAAAACTTGTTTTTAAGCTTCGGGTCGTTGTCAATGATCAGCTCAAAATTTGGTATCGTTTGCTCGGTTTGCCCGAAACGGTCAACGGTTAGTTTTGAAAGCCAGTCATTGTTTTGTTCTTCCAGTTCTTCTTTTTCTATCGGGGCAAAATCCGCGATGGCTGCTTCTTTTATAACCGCGGGCAGTGTAGCTATGAATTTCATCATCGCTTTACTGGATGGTAGCGAAGCGGTTGTAGTAGCTTTGGAATCGGCGTCCTTTTTACCGAATTTATGTATGCGCACCATGTCAAAGGCGTTGCATAATGTTTCCTGTATCGGGTCAGTCCCGTGATGACTGTAAATGAACAGGCCGTTTTGGTAGATCACGGCGCCGGACGCGGATGAGCCTGCGGTATAGGTCATCCTGTCATCAGTGGTTTGTTCGTATACACCAGGGATAAACTCCTGGGCGCCATATACGTCGTAAGCACGGCAGAATGCCCCTATAAGCCCCGGTTTATCACCAGGATCACCTTGTTTATCTGCGAGGTGATCAATTAATTTTTTACCCTCTGGATGTTGCGGCCATGCGGTGATATCTAACGGATCAACATACTGTGATAAAATAGTTTGCGGGTTGAGAAAATAGGTGTTTTGGTTTTCGGTGTAAAATACACCGTCGTGCGGGGTTGATGGCCAATACATCAGCCGTTCGTGCTGAAACGTTGTCGGGTCAAACATGCTCATTCCTACCTGCTCTGCTATTTTTCGTGAAATTGCCCCGTACTCATCAGGGGTAACAGGGTTGCTGAGGGGTATAATAAGGCGTATACGGGGGTTTTCCGGTGTGTGGCTATGTGTGGAGTATATCAGGGTTGTAAAGTCGTATAGCTTCGTTATAATAGCCCACACATTGGGGGTAGCTTTATCCAGGTCAAGAGTGATCATGGAACGGTGCCGGATACTGGTTTTTGACCGCCTGCCGTCATTTATGTACCCGGCTACAAAAGAACCGTTTTTCTTAGCCTCTGCTTTTTCAGGTTTTGTCATCCGTGCGTACTCCGCAGATGATTCTGAAGTACGCATCGTTTCTGATAACCTTTTAGATAAAGAGGGCCAATCTGTTTTTTTATTGGTCCAGTCACGAAGGTTACTTTTAGTCGCCGTAGCAATATCAAAAGTTAGCATATTTTATCCGTTAAGCGGTGAACAGTGATCGTAGTTTCGTCAGTCCAGGTTTTGAACATACGTTCCGGATGTTTTTTAGATATCCGGTAACTTATTTCGAAACGGATCGTTTGTTTATGCTTTAAAGGAAATTTTGCAGATTCACCGGGTGGTATTTGGCACACTAATTCCGACCAGGTAATCGCATTTAAGACTTGTTCCATAAAAATATGTTTTGAAGTTCAAACTTAAACTTTTGTTTTCAGAGAAGCAAATTATTTTTGAAAAATAGTACGTTCTCGCTAAGTGTCTGATAATCAAGGAAAGTTATACAACATGCAACGCACGAACCATTAATTCTTATAAGGTATTCTAAAAAATAAGTTACGTTGGCACTATGTTATACATAGTACTAATAACTATTTAATTTATAATAATATTTACATAAATATACGTTGTATGCGTTGTTATGTATGTAATATATTAATATAGAGTGGTTTAAGGTGCAACGAAAGGGGTACAACAAAGGTGCAACGATTAAAAAATGGTTGCTTTGTTGATAATTCGATGATTTGTCGGTAAGTTTGAAAATAAAAATAAGTTTTATGGCAGCACCGGTGGGAAATCAGTTTTGGATGCAACGAACTAAACATGGGCGGGATAAACTTTTTTCTGATCCTGAAATATTCTGGCAGGAGTGCGTTCGTTATTTTAATTGGTGTGATAACAATCCATTAAAAGAGGAAGATTTTAGAGGTAAAGACGCTGTAAGTGTGACACTTAACAAAATGAGGGCTTATAGTTGGTCAGGTCTTGGGGTATTCCTGGATTGTGATTTGAGGCGATATAAATCTGCTTTTAACGGAAATGTCGGGGAGGATCAAGTCAGTGGTTTAGTGGATTTGTCTCAAGATTTTGTAGCGATCCTCTCGCGGGTTAGTCAAATAATGTTCACTCAAAAATTTGAGGGAGCCGCCGCCGGATTACTAAAAGAGAACGTTATTGTACGTGATTTAAGCCTCGCAGAGAAGTCTGACATTCGTCAATTGAATGTTAATCAAACCGACTATATTGAGTATACAGAGGTCTCCGATGAAGCTTTAAAAGAAATAAAGAATGCAAATAAACGCCTCAAAAGCAATAGCTGAGCTGTGCCGTCGTTCGTTATTTGAGTTTGTCCAGGAGTTTTGGGACGTGATCATCCCTGAGGATCCGGTCTGGAACTGGCATATCAAATATATCTGCGACGAAGTGCAAATCGCCGCCCTTCGTGTATGCAGACTGGCAGAGCGTCCGGCGGTTTTTGACGGCGTTCGTTTTACAATGCCAAAGAAGCCACGTGAACAAAAACACTATGATTTACTTATAAATGTGCCACCGGGTAGTTCTAAATCAACCATAGTAACCGTGATGCTGCCGGCGTGGTTGTGGACTATCGACCCGACCCTTCGTGTAATAAGCGCGTCGTACTCCGGCGACCTCAGCCAGGATCATGCCGTTCGTTCCAGGGACATTATCCAGTGCGACAAATACAAATTATATTTTCCTGAAATAGAGATCAGGGCAGACCAGAATAATAAAAACAATTACAAAAACACGATGAACGGCGAACGTTACGCGACGTCCGTCGGTGGTACGGTCATGGGTATCCATGCACACCTTATTATAATAGATGATCCGCTGAACACCAAACAATCGATCAGTGAAGCAGACCTGCCGGCGGCCGCGTCGTTCGTCAACACCACTTTATCAACCCGAAAAGTTGACAAAGCTGTGACATTAACGATCATGGTGATGCAAAGATTGAACGAATTAGATCCGGCGGGGGTCTGGCTTCGCCAGCGGGACCAGGAAGGCCGGAAAATTAAACACATCTGCCTGCCCGTTCGTTTATCAGACAAAGTTTATCCGCCCGAATTAAAAGAAAATTACGTTGATGGGCTATTGGACGTCGTTCGTTTAAATGACGAAGTGCTGCAGAACGCTAAAATAGAGCTTGGTTCGTATGGCTTCGCCGGGCAAATGGAACAAAACCCTTCGCCGGAGGGCGGCGGCGTCTGGCAGCGTTGGTTTATACCAGTGCCCGACAAAGATATGCCATCACCGGAAGTAATGACCGGATACGGGACCGACTGGGATACGGCCTACACGGATAAATTAACAAACGCTGGCAGTGCTGCAGTCGTTAGTGGTAAATTCGGTGGGAAAATGTACATTGATAGTGTTGCCTGGTTCCATAAAGAGTTCCCGGAATTGATCAACACTATGAAAAACTTCCCGGATCCACACTACATCGAAGCAAAAGCCAGTGGAAAATCTGCTAAACAAACACTGTTAACCGCAGGTATCCCTGCCATTGAGGTCCAGGTAAACGGCGATAAGTTAGCCAGGGCGCGGGATGCAACACCTAAAGCGGAGGCTGGGTTGGTTTATTGTCGGGCCTCTATACTTGAAAAAATCTACTATGACACGGACCAGGGTATTTTGAAATTCCCGAACGGTGCCAAACAAGATTTAGCTGATACAATAGCCCAGGCCATACAACGTCATTTTGGGCGGCCGGAACGTAAATTTGCCGTAGGCTGGCGCAAAAATAAACCGCCGGAGGGTGTACCGGCGGAGGGTGTACCGGCGGTTAATGAGGTCGTTAGTTTGATCAACGATTAGTTATTTTTTAACTAAAGTATCAGGTACTTGTTGGTAATGATAGTTATTAAAGGGTAGAGGTAGCTCATTCTTAGCATACATTTTGGCGTTTAATTCATCTTCAAACCGGTGTGCGTACTCAATATCACAAGCATCAACACCTGGTTGTCTAAAATAAAACCGGTAGATTATACCGTTGTGCACCCTTTTTTCGTAGAAAATAATAGTTTTCATAATTAATAGTTGTTAGTATTAATGTTTTTTCAGTACAACTTCAAAAATTGCGTCCTTATATTCAGGCATGATTATTTTGGTCCAATAGCCTTCATCAATCATTTTTTGTGCTTTGGCCCGGCCGTATTCCCCATAAAATCCGGTTGCCATTAAGAAATTAGGGTAGTTTGTTGCTCTTACTTCGTATTCCATGATTAATAATTGTTAGGATCAATATTTTCAAGTGGTATGTTTTCAAAGAAGTTTTGATCAATAAAGGTAGCTTTCATAAAGATGCTATGATTATAGCAATCAACTAAAGAAGTCAATTGCATTTTAATAGCTTCGTCGCGCTTTATATAAAGTGTTTCAAGCTCTTTTTCGTGTTGCCAAAGTGATTTTTTCATAGTTTTAAGTCTTTTTTTATAAGGTTTTCAATTTCTGTTAATTCGTTTTCAGTTAGTTTTTTGTGACTACCTAAACCATTTATACGATTATATAAGGTAGTCGGGCGCGTGTTAAGTATCCGCGCCAGGGCGGATACATTGATCAGTTTTGATTTGATGTTCATCTTATTTTACCGTTTTCGTTAAGAGATTTTAAATGTGATTCGGCGGCGGTTACTAAGTGATAATAGTAATTCGTCATCTCAATAGTTGCTTTTTTACGCCATTTTTGGTCTTTATGATGAAAGATTGCGCCAGTTGCGTCTACTATATAATAGTAAGTTTTGCAAGGAAACGCGCCGTATTGGTTAGACTTAACCGAATAAGGCTTTACAGGGTTTACAATGTTGCTCATTTTGTTTAGTTAAGTATTGAGTAAAACACCATTTTATTGTGAACGAACATGCTATAATGGTATCTGATACCGTAGCAATAATGAGTTAAATATTGAGTTTCCATGCTAGTAAAGTTTACCGTCTACAGTAAAATCGTAGTCATTTGACTCAATTGTTTCAACGATTGCAGCACGTGACATTAAATAGTCACATTCTTTTGTCAACGTTGATAAATAATCTTCGAGCAAATCTTTGCGAAAATCGTTTTCAAGATCGTTTGCCTCCTGATCAAATTCATAATCATTATCTTCTGCTACAATATCAAGTCTTACACCGTCACTGTATTTTTCAACGAGTTTAGACCAGTCACTAAGAAAAGTTTTAGCCAGTTGATAAGTACCGCACTTTTCACCGTGATTTTCGATTATTTTATACGCTGTACAAGTACCTGAAGAGGTTAATTCGCCGGTAATTTTACTGCCTCTGCCAAGCTCAAAACTTGTTATTTTTAAACCTATTTCGGCTGCATCATCATAAGTACTTTCCCACCATTCATAATCTACGTTAATATCAAAAAGATTTTCAATGGCTGATTGTTGAGCATCTTCAGATAATTCAACGAATTTGTAAACGTCTGTTTGTGTTGTTATCGTTTTCATGTTTTTAAGTTTTTTACTGAATCTTACCGGCTGATTTAGAGCCGGTAAACGCACGGTTTTCACGCCTTAATCAGCATATTGAACTATAATCTTCCTGATTTGCTTCTATGTGATTTGCTAAATCATATATACTTATTAAGCTTTCTAAACTGTTTGCAGCCTCTATATTACCTGCGCCATTAAAGCAAACATACTTAGCATTCCAGTTTTCAATCTCACCAAAATACACGGCTCTTGCAGCTTCAGCAGGGGTACTAAAGAAGTTTTCAAAAAACTCATCATCAAAAGCGTATATAGCGCGCTCCATATGATTATCGTATTGATACTCATTCCATAAATCTTTAAGATTATTATCTGATAATGATTCTAATGTTTCGGTGATTTGTTCTAACGTTTTCATGTTTTTAAGTTTTTGATTAAGACCACCATTACTGGCAGTTTCGGTTATTTAAACCTCTTCAGTTAATCTTTAGTGTGACCAGTCAATGCGACCCGCTTTAGTAAGCTCAGCAATGTAATTATAAGCATGGTAAGCGAATACTAGGCATGCTACTGCTACGATAGCAACGATAGCGATTCTAAGTGTGTTGTTGTGTTTGATGATTAGTGTTTTCATGTTATTAGATTGAGAAGTTAAATAGTGAACCGTCTATATTTTGGATTGTATACCCCAAAGACTTTATATCTTTAAGGTTATTAAGTGATAATGTCAACTTACCTGTTAACCTGGTAATTGCTTTAGCGTCTTCGCATACAGGATATATTAACCAGTTTCCGTATACGTTTCTTGTTTCGATAATGATAGTTTTCATGTTTTTACTTGTTTAATTTGCTGATATAAAGATAAGTAATATTTCTTATTTGTCAAGTGTTTTATTGATAAAGTTATCCACATTTTATTAACATATTATACGTATAACTGATTGATAATGTTGCGCTTTGCAGCAAGTAATTACTTAAAAGGATCACATTAAAAACAAAAGGACAGCTTGTAATTGGCCCAGGGCGCAGACCCCATCTACAAAAATATTTGAGCAAAAACCGGCTCTTATGAAAATTATTTTTATTATATTTATGGCCTAATCATGAGGCACCACTTACGAAAGAAAACCGCCCCAGTATCTAAACCGGCGGTTTTTCTTTTTAAAAAATTTTTAATATATTTATCAAAGGTTAATTAATTGGTTATGTGGACCGCCGGGGCATAAGGACTTTGGCGGTTTTTTCTTAAAAAATTTTTATATAAAATTTTTCTATATTTGGAAATGGGATTGATTGAAACACTGTTTGGCAAAGCCATAGACAAAAGGGTTAACAGGCAGGTAGCCAACATTACCCAGAACACCTTCAATCAAAATCTCAACCAGCTTATTAATAATGTCCAGGTAACGATCAATTCCAACGGGTATGACTACACCGAAAGGGGATTTGAACAGGTAGGTGCCGTTTATGAATGTGTTGACCTGATTGTAAAAAAGTTCGTTGCTTGTCCCTGGATCGTCTACCGGATTAAAAGCCAAAAAGATTATAAAAAGTACCTCCAACTCTCTGAAAATGCAGATACGCTCGGTCCAGCGCTTTTAGCCAAGTCAAAAGCACTGGAAGAAGTATCCATGCCGAAGATCGAGAAATTGCTGGAAAACCCGAACCCTAACCCTGAGAACGAGGGCGATGATATGTGGGAGTTGCTGGCCGCACTGTTCCTGCTCCGGGGAAATGCCTACCTCTATGGAAATGCCGGTAATGATACAGACCGTGCCGCTGGCCGCTGGTCCGAGCTTTGGGGAGTTCCCTCAGATATGACCATCACCGCCGGGCAGAATTTTATGGATCCGGTCGTGTCTTACCAGATGACCAACTATTTGCAGAACAAGTCTTTTCCGGCAAACCAGATCAAACATTTTAAAACGCTTAACCCGCGCTATGACCCTTCCGGGCAGCAGCGGTTTGGCATACCTACCCTAAGAGCTTATTTATACAGCCTGGACATTTTGAGAAATGCTGATAAGGAAGCGGATAAACAGGTAAAGAATGGGGGTACAATCGGACTGTTGAACCCGGAGAATAAAGAGGATAACTGGGGAGAAGAACAAATGTTGCAGACCGGCGAGAGTCTTAAATCCGCCTACAAGTCCAATGATAAACTGGACCGGATCGTGCCCGTCAGCATCCCCCTCAAATGGACCCAGATAGGCCTTGCCATTGCCGATATGAAGCTCTTGGAACTCAGTGACGCGAAGGCAGATGATATTTACCGGGCTTTTCACATACCGCTGCAGTTTCGTAACCAGGATTCGGCTACTTACAATAATCTGCCGGTAGCTAACCGGCAACTCGCGTATAATGCCATTGCCCCGATCTGCCGGAAGTTCAGTAAAGGGGTAACAAGTTTCATCTGCAAGCCTTACAACACCAGTCAAAACACCTATATCGTCGAGAAAGACTTCATGGGACTCCCGGAGTTAAATGATGATATGAAAACCGTGGCTGAGTGGCTCGAAAAATCATGGGACTTAACCCCCAACGAACGCCGCGAGGTAAAACGATGGGGGCGCTCACCGCAGCCAGGTATGGATGAGATATGGGTAGATAAGAAAATGGTGCGTATGCAGGACGTGATGGACGGAAAGATCGACCAGGGGCCAGGTAGTACAAGTTCCGCCACTACACCACCGGCAGAACCGGCTAAAACGTATTTTGAGAATTTGAAAGAATTGTAAAACCGCCATTAGCTAATAACGGCGGTTAAGTAGTTAACCTTGTTTTGCAAGTATGCCGTTGTTTCCAATTATCGCGTCATTACCGGCGCACAGAGCTTTAATGTTTTCTTCCTGCACTTGCCGATTAGCTTCATGTTCCTGAAGGCGTATTTGGCGGTTTTTTAGCAAACCTTCTTTGATGGCTAGGAATAGATCAACTTGTTCACCGTGGTTTAATCCGGCAAACATTTCTAACACTGCTTTTAATTTTTCGTCTATCATATGTTTTTAATTAAGTGGTTACAATCCTGTTTCGGGTTTTTACTCCATAGCCGATAGCCGTGGAACACGTACACACCTTTCATAAGGCCTATCTTTGCCTCACAGATAAGCTGCGCCTCCCGGTTGAACTGCGTATCGAAGTTGATACTATCCTGGACAAAACCCCCGACCTTTTCCCAGACTGACACACGGAAGCATAACATGAACGCAGCCATTACCCCTCGTGCGGGTACAACCATATCACCCGCGTTATCCCTGCACTCCTGCGCTATGCGGATATGTTCCCGGATCCGGTCATCCTCGTTGAACCTACCGCCTACAAGCTGCTCCGGCGACCGGAGGCGATTGGTCATGCAGCCGAGGATATCAAAGTCCGTCACAGACAGTATGCGTTCGACCTGTGCTTTAGAGTCCGGCAAAAGCCACATGGCGTCCTGGTCTAAATGGACTATCCAGTCATCCGGTGTAGCGTTTAGTTGTTTGATCATTTCATTGAGCGCCAACCCGATATTTTTTTCAGTACTGTACGGTGAGATATACCAGATACGCATCAGTCCCGGTTAATGAATCTGAACCACCTTAAAATAGCATGGTGATTATAAGTTTTTAAATCCTGTATGTTATCTTCTACCAGTTCGGTTTTGTTGTGGATAGCATAGTCAAGAACCTCCGCGATACTTTTTTCGGATGTTGGTTCGGCTTTACGGCAATTGAGCCAGTATATTTCCTCACTTACTACGACAGGAACATGAGCAGCAATACAGTCGGCGGTTACGATGTTGAATGTCTCGGTGAAACTTACCTGCATACAAACGTCCATCTTGGCGATTACTTTTACAAACTCAGCGTGTTCCAGCCAGTCAATTTCAAATAATTTATGCCGGGTGCCTGCGAATAAAGCTCTCATATTCTTTAAAACACTATCCCCCCTTTGCTCAATTCTAGTAGAGTTGATATAAAAATGTAGTGTAGCATGGCGTTTTTCAGCAAACATTAAAGCTGCCACAGCCTGGGCTAACTGATTTTTAAGGGGCCTTAATGCCCCGAAGCAACCTACCCGGTAGAAGTTTCTTCTGCGCTCAACAGGATTGCAGCCTAAATGCAGTACTTCCGGGTAGATATTCGGCAGGTAAGTATTGTGAATACCGATCTGCTGATAATCATTGCCAATATCAACCGAGTTAAAAGAAATGATGGCTTCTTTACTGTATTCTTTGATCCACTCAATAGCATTTCCTTCCATTGCCAGGAAAGGTGTCTTACTGTGTACACGGACAACAAAACGGATATGTGGGTACTTTGCGATCAGTTCCCGCAGTTTGGCTGGAGTTACCCAGATTGCCTCTATAATGCAAATTTGTGGTTTGAAATGATGGATGAACCGATCAATACTATTCCCATCCCTGCAAAGTTCAAGCACTGCATGAACTCCTGTGAATTGGTTAATAGCGTCAACAACAAAACGGGCTGAGTTGCGTAAACCTGACTTGGAGGGCATTACAGCATCACCGTATTCAGAGGTGATCTTTACAAGGAATAGTATTTTCATGTTTTTCGTATAAAGATAATGTTTTCAGCATTTACAAGTACCGGGGACAACCCGAATTTTTCACAATATTCACAGAAGTGGGTTTTTAAACCCTCGTCGCCATTGTGCTCAATGATCAGGCACTTGCAGCCTACAGCACACAGGTCAATTTGCCTTAAAATAGCCAGATCAAACCCTTCGGCATCAATCGATATGAAGTCGAATTTTGCAAAATCAGTCATTTCCCACAGGAAATTGAACGGCACCACGTTGACTTTGATCTTATTGAACTCTACATTAGCCCAACGCTGTGTTTCGTTGAAATCCAGTGTGGACACCAGGGCTTTATCTGTACCGTTTGGAACATGAGCGCCAGATTCGTAAAAATCGACAATCCCCTGTTGTTCTCCAACAGCAACGTTATAACAGAAAACCCCACGATTGCCGAGATACAGGCGTTTCAGGTCATAAAAAACAGATGAGGGTTCAACGAGGTGTCCGCTCCATCCCTGTTCCAGTAAAGCCCTGGCATTACTCAGGTCGAGGCCGTTATTTTCGCCAACTGATAGCAAAGTGCCTTTGTAGTCACCGAAATAGTTCTGTATAAACAGGTCCTCTTTGTTTTGAGCGTAAGTGTTCATTCAAAAAGCCCTTTCTTGTCGTCCACATGACTGTAAACATCTTTACGGTTAACCGTAATAAAATGTGGCGTTAAAGGATTATTGAAAGTCATAAATGAAACCCATACTTTGCCGGTGAACAGTACTTTTAACCTTTCCCAAAAATTCATTTTATAGCAAGCTATAAATTCACCTTCTTTGGTATCAAGTTTTAATCCGGGTAAAGGATTGTACTGCGGCTGATTCTCAGCATAAGTAACATTACAATGTTTAAATTTTATAGCTTTCATTTAATTTCCTCCGGAAAATTAGGCGCTTCTTCAGCTAAATATTTGGCTATGGCGGTATGAGCTTCATCTTGATCTTCATTATCAAAACCTCTGAATGAAGTACGACCCGGTAAGCACTCTATTACTTTGCCATCTTCAACTTTTACAAATAAAACCCACCCGAAGGCGTGTAATATTGAATTGATGAACAGAAACAATCCAGTTGATCTAAATTCATCCCACGTTTTAGGTGTAATTGGTTTTTTATTTAGCTTCATTTTGATTTAATATGTTTTACGTAAATTTTGTTAAAATCTTCTTCGGGGATAAAGTCATTATCTACAACTTTACGTAAGACAGCACAGATGTTCCATCCATCAACTGTGTTACCCATAGCTGCTTCTGTGCTAACTTCCAGTAATTCATATTTACAGGCTTTAGCTAATTCTATATAGAATTTTTGAGTGAAATAGTGATAACCATGTCCGGGCCAGTTTCCCGTCATAGGATTTTCGTGAATCATTACACCTCCTTCTTTGCAAGCATTATGAATGTTTAAAAACGGGGTATAAAGTGATCCATCCACGTGCTCCAATGTTCCAAAATTAGTCACCATATGGTTATTAGCCTCGAAAGGAATTTTTTCCCTGAGATCAGCCTGAACACATTTTTGATGTTCAATAATATCAATGCTTATATGAGATATGAGCATTTCTTCAAAAACGTCTTTTGCAATCCTGCCATAGTGAGGATTGTAATAAGTATTTTGAGCTCCTAATTCGAGCATATTAATGCCCGGACGTAAATAAGGCGTAAGCCTTTTCATGCTATCTGCTGTTATTCCCATAATTAAATTCCTTGCGCTTTTATGTAAATTTTATCATTTGCGGTTTCATCGAATAGCCCGGCATATTGCAGCCATTCATCCCCCGGCTGTAAATTCATACCGAGTGTATACCTTATTATAGATCCGCAGGAAAGATCGTGCCTATGACCCTTGCAGCTTTCATCCGGGCTTTCTGTTTTGTCATCGTTATTCCAGGCACCTTTAAACATTCCGGCTTCCATAGAGTTAACCCATCGTTGAAAAAATAACATAGCTTTTTCATTATTCGTGTTCAAACCTAAAAATCCGGCGTTACCGTAGCAACGAACGTCCATCACTTCATTTCGGTTAATGTGAAAATAGCTAAGGGCTGTATCATTGGTCCATTCACCTATGAAGTGTCCGGCATCCTGCATAATATACCCATGTTCTTCAATATGATCGAATACAGGGCTAATATTTTTTATTGCGAAGCAGGAACTATCTAGCCATAATAATTGCTCATAGCCAGCTTGCATTGCTTTTTCAAGGCAATAAAGCTTGAAAGCATAAGGATTTTCGCTGTGTAAAGGCGCACCAACAGAAGCCTCTCCGATAAATCCCAGGAAATCTCCATCAAAATTATTGCGCAGGCTTTCATTAAGTCTGGCAAGACCATTTACATAATTTCCATTGCCATTCGCAAAACTAACTACGCACCTTTTTTTGTTCATATCGATAATAGTATAAAATTCCTTCAATCTTAACTTCCGTATTTAACAACCGTAACAATCTCATAGAGTATTCATAATCTTCTCCAAAACTGATCTCCGGAAACCCTGCAGCCAATGCCAGTTCACGTTTAACGGGAGATATATGATTAGGTGTACGGTAGTAAACATTTTTCCGCTCAAACCAGCCCATATAATCTTTGGAGATATGCCACTGCATTTCATTGCTGCCATTTGTTGTGATTACTCCACTTATACCAATGCAGTCACAATCAGATTTACAAGCTTTCAGGATTTTTTCGATATAGTCAGGAGCGATTAAGTCATCGTCATCAATTGCCGTGACATATTTACCTGAGGCCAGCGAAAGCAGTTTATTTCGTTTGGTACCAATATTGTAATTCATAGAGATGTCAGTAATCACTTCCACTTCAGGGGTTAACTGGCGATCAAGAACCTGGCGAAGATTGGCCAATTTGTTGGCCCGTATCGGCATTGTCGCGATAAGGATTGATAGTTGAATCATACTTCGATGATATTAAATTTATTTTTACGAAACCCGTTCAAGGCGTTGTATAGAGTGGAGGGAACTATACCATAAGCAACTGCGGCATCTAATGCCCTATCATAAAAAATACCTGTCTCTAAGTGAACAACTTTTACATATTGAGGATTTAAATTTAATAACATCATATGATTTAAATTTTCCTTATGTGTCGCCCATTCTAAATTAGAGGCGTAGTTATTTAACTTATTAGCATCTTTGTGATTAACTGTCTTTTTATGCTCAGGATTTAGATGAAACGCCAATGCAACCAATACATGTATTCTTTTCATAGTAGATTTACCATTTATTCTTAACGTTACATCATAATAAGGTTCATTTTTACCTTTTTGAGGCTTTAATATTTTTTCCTTATTTGATTTTAATGACTTTATTCTGCCAAATGAAGATGCTAAATAATCATCAGTTATAGGGAGAGATTTCCAAATTTCTATTTCCATATAATATCCTCTCTTCGCATAACTGGGTTTTCGATTCCAAAGTTATTTTTAGCGTGCTCATTCAAAGTTTTTTGTCCTTGCGCCCAGGTAGCATTATTTTTTCGATTGATATCATCGATTTCTGTTTTACCTGTAGTGTAGTGATTATGTAAGAATGTAAGCGGTAATTTTATATATTTTCCGGTCATTAAAGCTACACAAGTAAGTTCTTCATCACAGTGCATGTGTAAATAGTCATTGTGGTATACGTAACCGTATCGTTCATAGTAAATTCTGTCCATAATTGGCATAGTGATCAATGTAGGCTGTAAGCCGTCATCAGTCTTAGCACAGAAATCCGAACGCCCGTGGAGCATTATAGTTAAGGCAGTATCCCATCCTGGTAAACAATCCGTATCGTCGCTAATAACTAAGAATATGTCACCAGTAGCTAAATTAGCGGCATTATTTATAGCCTCAATTGCGGAGTGGTTATCAAAGCGTAATACTTTTACATAACCAAAAAAAGTTTCGTAAGGGTATTCGTCTGAAGTGTCTACACTTAAAATATATTCAAAATCGTTATCTGCGTTTGAAAGCCATTTAAACATAGTGGCGAACGCCATATTATCACGGCCTCTCGTAGCATGTATGATTGAAAATTTCATTTATAAGGAATAAAAGTGTTACTTAATTTTGTTTCTTCCCAGTATTTTTTGTTGTCCCGGATAGCTTTAGTACGTTCATAAGGATCAAAGCATGATCGAGCAGTATTTTGCTCATCGTGCGAGTAGAATAATCCTTTCGAGTGCGGAATGTCAACGTAAGGTGCTGGCGTAAGTTTCATATTGAAAATACGTTCAGATAAATTTGCATGCTCGTAGCAATTTGAAAAATTAGTATCAAACCCCCCTGCTATTTCAATACAACGCCTGGTAAAATAAAGCAGGCATCCGCGTGGTAATTCATAAGCCTTATAATCAGGTTCAGCCCATAATAGTTTACGGTCAAAAATATAACAGGCATGCTGCAGGTTACTGTGTGTGTACCAAGTAGCCCAGTTAGCATCTAAAGGATGGATGTCGTCATCACTGAGCACGAAGTGATCACATCCATCCAAGAGTTCGATACATTTGTTTTTTACAGTTGATATACCCGCAGATTGTTCAAATCGATAATCAGCGCCAGGGTAAGGAATTTCACTTGCGTCATCAACGATTACCAGTTTAGCGCCTACAGGCAGGAACCGCCGCCACTCCGTAATAGAGTGATCAGCGATTTCCCGGCGATCATGTGTGCTAATTGCAATTCCTAAATTCATGCTTCCGCTTCTTTATATTTATTAAAATCTGGAAATATTAATTTTACTCTCTTATCAATTTCTTCTGTAATAATATCTTTTTCGTCGAAAAAATTTACATTTCTATAAACTGATTCTAAAGAATCGAAAAGAGCGTATAGATCACTTAAAGGTAATTTTTCTAATTGTTCTCTATTTACTTTAACTGCATCCATCAGTTTGAACTCCTTATCAAGTCAGGCATCATCATTTTCGGATTAGTCTTAAAATAGTTAATGATTAGTGATTGTAACTTCTCAGCGTCAAAATCGGAGAAATCACCGTTTGTAACAATATCCAGTTGTATCAGCCCTTCAAACCGTTTGTTGATCTGCTCAAACGTCTCAGGGTTAAATTCATTTTTGAACTCGACCTTAACCGCTACACCTGTGATTGTGAATTTTCTTAGGGGCATTATTTTTTAACTCCTTTATTTAAGATATTACCGGCTACATAACTTTCAGAACGATCTTGCTCCGCAGCTATTTTTTGAAGTGCTTTTTTTGTGTCATCAGTGACGTAAGCTTGCACCCGATTAGATTTACGACTCTTTTTTTCCATTATACAAACTAACTCAATCTAAGTCACAAAAACAAGTACTATTAAAAATAAATTTTTATTTAAATCTATATTTACACAAATGAACGATCAAAAGCAGAAGGAACAAATCGAAAAGTTGAATAAACTTAAAGAAAAACCTCTGCCAGATCATATCAAAAAGTCAATTGACGAGAAGCAAAAAAACATTACTAAACCGCTGAACAAGTGAGTAAAATCTATTGCAAAGAACTCGATAAGAAGTTTTCATCTAAGGATGAAATGTTTTTTGCTTTAAAAGCGAATGTTGATAAAATAGTTGCTATTAAAAAAGCGGCGATCAAGGACAGTGATCCTGTGGGTTATAGTTTTCGTGAAAGCCGGGAAGATGTCGCTAAAGGTGTAGCGCCTGATAAGTTAAAAACAGTGAAAGATGGCGATACCATTTATCCGGTCATCAATACTACAAACTGGTTTGACAGCCACGGTGACGTACATTTGGACGGTATCTGGGATACATCAGTTGAACAGCAAAAAGGCAAGTTATATTATGCGATCAATCACGAACTTAAGCTGGGCAGCATTATTAGTTACCCAAATGAGGTTGACCCGATGGTTAAAACCCTTAATTGGACCGATGTAGGTGAGAATTATGACGGCCAGACCCAGGCGTTGATATTTGCCGCCCAGGTAACTGACAAGTCAAATAAAGATGCTAAAAAGGCGATCAAAGCCGGCGTACCTTTACAGAACTCTGTTCGTATGCAATACGAAAAAATGGTTTTGTGTGTAGACAGTACCGCAAAAGGTCTTGAACAGGAACGGATGAATTTTTATCAATACCTGCCGAAGATCGCTAATAAGGATGAAGTGATGGCCGCAGGATATTACTGGGGTATTCAGTCCGCTAAAATTGTTAAAGAAGGAAGTGCAGTATTGGCTGGATCCAATCGCGCGACTCCTATTTTATATACCGACCCGTCTAACAAACAGTCGAAAAAAGAAACCGAACCGCCCGCAGACAGCAGCACTGAGGTTAAATCAGATTATTTTTATCAACTTTAAAAACAACCCGAAATGAAATTTGAATATTTAACCAAAGCACAATTCGAGGCCCTTACTGACTACCAGAAGGAAAAATACGCAGATGAAAAGCGTAGCCATGAAATGAAGGAAACTGCCGAAGCCGCTAAAGTAGCCGCTGAAACTGCTGCAGGCGAGAAAGTAAAAGAAGTAGAAGATAAATTAACTATAGTTATCGAAGCTCAGAAAACTGAGATCGCTAGCCTGGTAGTTAAAATCGATGAAACTGATAAGAAACGCGAAGCTGTTGAGGCTAAGATGGAACGCATCCAGGCTAAACAAACTGAGACCGAAATGTCAGGTTTGAAAGCAGAGATCGCTGAAATGTTTGCTAATAAAGAAAGCGAAGGCTCTAAGCAACTTGCATCATTTAAAAGCAAAAAATCTTTCAACGTTGAGTTGGAAGGTAAAGGTTTATTGGCTGAAAAAGCACCAGGTGTTATCGGAGTTCCTGCCGGCACTACCGCGCAGCAATGGCTACAGCCTATTGGTATTCCGCACGAAACTGTACAGGCCCGTGACATTATACCAGTGTACCCAACTGAGTTTCCGTCTATCAATTACGTTCAGTTCACCAAAAAAGACGGTAGCATTGCTTCTGTTGCGGCTGGTGCAACTAAACCGCAGTTTGATTATACACCAACCGGTAAACTGGCGCCTGTTATCAAAATTGCAGGTTGGGTGAGTGTTCAGGAAGAATTTTTGGATGATGTTGTAGGTTCCGGTGCATTTTTAGCGCAAGAGCTGCCGTGGGCATACAAAGACGAAGAAACTCGTCAGGTGTTTAAAGGTAACGGTACTACCGAGCTGAATGGCTTATATGCTAACGTTGCAACTGCGCTTAACTTCGCAGGGTTTGAAGCTGCCGGCACCAACTCAAATGGTTGGGATAAAATGGTAGTTGCCTTGACCAATTCGCGTCGTAGTTTGCGCCCAGGTGATGCTATCTGGATTTCTCCTGAAGCTTATGGTGAGCTTTTAATGAATAAGTCTACAGGTGATGTTCAGGAGTATGATTATCCTATCCAGGCTACTACTGCGGGCCAACTGGCTATCGGCGGTATCCCGATTTATTTTCATACTGTTTTCGGTGCGACCGAAGGTATGTCAGGTAACTTTAGCCGTGGAGTAGCTTTATGGCAACGTAAGGGTATCACCCTGCGCACATCGACTGAGGCTGATCAGAACTTCTTCAAGAACTTAGTTACGTTCTTGATTGAAGCACGTATGGCAATGACTCCTTTCTTCCCTGAGTCATTCAAAAAGATAGATTTTACCCGTACGACATAAGTTTTTCATAGTTTTTTACGTTTAGTCCGTCATATTAATATGTCGGACTTTTTTATTAAGTTTGTTTTATGACAGCAACTGATATAATCTCTTTAGACTCAGCCAAAAAATGGCTGAATATTGAACTTGATTATACAGATGAGGATGAAACAATTACCCGGCTGATTGACGCTGCTATTGACTGGGTAGAGAAGTATACGTCCTGGCGCACCTATCAGCGCGAGGAAGTGGTTTACAACAGGCAGGATAATTGCTACGTACCTGCTGACTATTTCCCTGATTACGGTACTGGATTTTACAACGGGCCTTCCGGGATTCGCTGGACACCGAAAGGCTTGTCTATTTATCTGTACCCTTTTACCGTTGACTCTGTGCAGGATCAGAGTTCACCACCTGCCGACGTAGCGTATACGCTGCAAAGAAATTCGCTGAAAACATTGCTTTATACTTTGCCGAACAGTGCGATCACGTTAACGACAGGTTTTGCTTTGGCAGACATTGGTAAAATACCACCACCACTGATTGAAGCAGCATATAAATGGATTACCTACCTTTATGAGAATAGGGATAGCTATAAAGCTGAACTACCAACTGATATACAGATTTTGATCAACCAGTATCGCCGCTCGTTAATATGAAAAAGCTGCTGTATGAAAATAAAACGTTTATTGATCCGGGCAGATTACGGTTTAATATTTCATTTTATGAAACTGGATTTACTTCGAACGAGTTTGGTGACCAGGTACCAACTGAAACGCTGACCCTGACTACCAGAGCATCACAGCAGAATATACAGAACAGGCCAGGGAGTATTTATAGCCAATTGGAGCAGGAGGCTGGTGCTACACTGATGAACGGAGATACGTATTACACTATACGTTACCGTAACAACTGGCGGCCGAAAAAGAATATGCGGGTTGAAGTAATAGTAAATGGTGTTGTAATAAGCTATGTCCTCCGGGCGATTATTGATGTGGATCAGCCCGTACATTACTGGCGCATTTTATGTACCACTGATAAAAAAGGAACATGATCAAGAACCTGGAGGAAGCATTAGGGCCTTTACTGGCGTTACAGAAAGGGGCTAAAGCGGCTAAAGACCGCGCGGAGCTTATTGTGGCTACCCGTATTGCAGAAAGTGCACGTATTGCGGCTCCTGGCAGTTTAGGGGGCAAGATCAGCGTTTCTCAAACAGGGGAAGAAACGATCATTGATGGTGGAGACGAACTGTCGGCTTATGTGGAGTTTGGTACGGGGCAAAATGCGGAAGCGTTTTTAGCTGGTAAACCGGAAGAACAGGTAGCAGAGGCTAAAAAATTCTTTGTAAATGGGGAGGGAACTTTGGGGGCGCATCCTTTTTTCTTTCCTGCTATATACCAGCACCGGGAGGAGATCACGGAAGAAATTGAAAAACAATTAAATGAAATCACCGGATAAATATTTACGTAAAGGCTATCTTTCCGCGCTGACAACAGCGGGGCTTACGGCGTATAACAAAGATATTCCGATTTCGGTTGTTCCGATACCTGGCGTTTATGTGCTGATCGAGTCTCAGTCGAAACAAACTACGGAGCGCAGCAAAACTAACTTTGAGTGGAATTGTAAAGTTACCCTGCATATCATAAAGGTTAACGAACGGGGTTATACTGCCACAACAGATGTCGATGATGCAGAAGAAAAATGTATTGGTGCTATTGAAAGTGGTATATTAGTAGATAATTTTTATTTGAAATCAACTTATTTGACCGAGAGCATGAACCTGGATATGACGGATAAAACATCCACTATCGAGCGCAGGGTTTTAATATATGAGCATTGGCTGGCTGAAATGATGACTACGTAAAATGGCAGGTATACCAGGAAGGTTAATAGGACTACAAATAGGCGGCATATTTATTAGCTGCGAGGTGTCCTGTGCATTTAATTTTCAATCAGACATGCTACCTGCCTCTGCAATCGATAGTGCGGGATGGCGTGAATATATCGCAGGTATCCGTTCCTGGACGATGAGTGTAGACGGGCAGCTTTTAGCGGAAGCTGTAGGCGCCGACTTTAAAACAATAATGAACGCATGGATTGCAAGACTGCCTTTATTTCTGGTGTGGGGTACCCGCCTTTCTGCAACTACGCAGCTTAGTATCAGTGGGGCAGCATTAGTATCCACAGGCGGCGCTACTGCACCAAGTAAAGGAAATGCGACATACACGGTTAGCTTTCAAGGGACCGGGGCACTTCAAACAAGTTTTGAAGATTTTACACTTGTGATCGACGCAATGCCGGCGATTGAAGATTATCCGATAATTTTTGATCTAAGAGTTACATAATTATATTAATAGTTAATAATTATGTTAAGATTTGCAAATTCTTTATGGTGTCTAACAGCTTCTCTGTTATAAGCTAGTGCTGCTTGGTATTCTTTTTTAAACTGCCCTAAGTAGATACCTTTTCCGTTTACTTCAATTGAAGCTTCCCAACTATTTCTTGCTTTTCGGCGGGTCACTCCTAAATAAATGGAACTTGAATTTTTTCGGGCGGTTTTATTTTTACCATTTTCTATAGACGTAGCTTTTCTTAAATTTTCAATTCTATTGTTTAGCTTATTTCTATCTTCATGGTCTACTACATCTGGTAATTCTCCATGGTGCCAAAGAAATATTAATCTTGATAAGTAATAGAGTTTTCTATTTACAGTGAGTACATGACGAGCGCCAGTTTTCTTTTCGTTCACATATCCTGCTTTTTCTCCCTTTACCTTATTGGCTACTCTATCAACTTTCCAATATAAAAACCCATCTCGGTATTCAAATAACTCTTTTATTAATTCTTGTGTCAATTCCATAAAATTAAGAAGCCCTGTACAGGTTCAAGTCGGCCAACTCTCCCCCATACAAGGCTGAAATATCTTTTAAAAACGTGGCCGCGCTTTATCATTACAAATGTATATATTTGTTTTGATGGACACAAACGGAATCGGATTTATTGTTTGGGATAAAGGCTTTGCTTGCAGTGATGACGTAATCTTTGATGTTGAGTCCGATCCAGTGCGAGATGATAGCGGAAAAATAAATATAGTTAGAACCAATACTTTGAAATTTAATTTTATCTTTGAGGTAGAAGATAAAATAGTTAAAGGTTTGAAGGTGTTTTGTCTATTCAAATCAGGGGATAAAAAATCAGCTTTTGTAGGGGAGGTAAGGGGTAAAAGCGGGGATTTAACTATCATAAATCTTTTAGGAAAATCAGAGTATATCAACGAAATCATATCAAAAATTAAATCATTTAAAGGAGGAAATTAAAATGAATGCACTTCCCGGCAAATTATTAGGGGTAACCTTAGACGGTGTTTATTACAAATGCCAGACAAACGCCGATCTAACCTTTTCTGCGGCTGTAACTGCGGATGATAGCTGTAAACCCGATCAGGGAGCAGGTGCCGATCCGATACAATGGGTTACCAACTCAGTTGATAATAAATCCTGGGTGATCACTTTCAGCGCAAAATCTTTTGCGGACGGCCTCGGGGCTTCCGGGAATCAAATTGCGAGTTTTTTTATTGACAGTGATTTAGGTTGCACAGCGCATTTTATGACTAATCCTGATCTTGGAGACGGTACAATTGCTACTGACGTTCTTTTTGAAGGTGAAGGCTTGCTTACAGGCTTAAAAATAAATGCACCGGAGAAAGGATCATCCACTTATGATGCGACTATCACAGGTAACGGTCCAATGACCAAAACTGAGGTAAACCGTACTACGTAAGTAAAATGCCTTCGGGTACAGAAATAAGAAGGTGTACAGCCTATCCGGGAAACCGTTGGGTGTGCAGTTATATAGTTTGGTTAAAATGCGGCTGCCGATATGACCGGTATACTATTACTTTAACGCAGGAAATGCAGCCGACTGAGGAAGAAATTTTAAAAGCAATACATGAAGATAACGATCAATGAAAAAGAATACGGGATTATTTGGGGTATAGCTGCCATAGACCGTTATTGCACGTTAATGGATATGGAGATCGAACCTGCGTTTGATCTGCTTTTCAAAGATGAAGGTAAAGGTATAAAACAAACTATAGCTTTAGCTAAGTTCGTGTCCTGCGCTATTGAAAGTTATTCTGTTGTTCATGGTATTAGTGATGAAGCTTCTTACGAGAAAATATTAGTTGAGTTTGATAACCAGGGCTTACCACTGATACAGGCTATTTTAAGTGATTTTTTAAGTTCAAGACTGATGGGTCAAACTATCAGTGAGTTTTTAAACCTGGTGGCTGTTGTTGAAGAAGGAGGCCCAAAAAAAAAGGCAACAGCGCGGAAATCATCATCACAGCCTACGAAATAGGGTTAACCCCGATTGAGGTAGAAGGCTGTACATTACGTGACTTTAGCCTGATGTATACAGGATACAAAAGGAGGGAAGAAAGAGAATGGGACAGGACAAGGCATATTATGGCGTTCATTTTAAACTTCTCCGGATGGGGTGCCAGAGAGTTTAAGCACCCGAAAGACTTATGGCCGCTTGACATAGACAGGGAAAATGAAAAACGTAGGATTACAACGCTTAAACAAGCGTGGATACTTTTAAAAGAATTTGAATAATGGCAAGGCTCGTATACGAAATAACCGGCGATATTACGGGGCTTACCAACGCAGTTAACCAGGCGCTCAACCTGGTAAAAAAACTCAATACTGAGGCGGGGAAAATTAAGTTTGGCGCAGAAGGACTTTCCAGTTTAGGTGCGGCTCTTGCAACAGCTACCAGTCAAACCAATCAGTTTACATCTGCCGTTAATAAAAACTCCCAGGCTTTTAAAGACCAGACAGCGGCTAACTCACTTGATAAATTAGGTGCAAAATTAAATGCCATCAATGGGAATGTACAGCTTTTCGGTTCTTCCCTTCAAACAGATCAACAGTCAGTACGGGCCTTTCAAACTGCTTTAAACCAGTTACTATCTTCAGGGGTGGATCCACTGGATAAACGGGTTCAAGCGTTAAAATCAAACATCGATGGTTTTAATAAAAGCATAACTGAGCAAAAATCACTTAAATCTTCATCGGGGGGTTTGTTTGGGTCTATTGGGGGCCAAATAGCTGGTGTTGTCGCAGGATATACTTCTTTGTTCGCTTTAATAGCTACAGGGAAACGGGTAATTGAGTTCAATTCGGAGGTATCTGATACTTTAGCAGATGTGCGTAGAACAGCGAGTTTAACCGCAGCAGAGGCAGATAATTTATCTGAGTCTTTAAAGAAAATAGATACTCGTACTTCTTTAAAAGGTTTACTTGATATCGCTGTTATCGCGGGGCAACTTGGTATCGCCAAAGATCAGATCGCTGGATTTACAAAAGTAATCGACCAGTTAAGTGTTACTTTAAGTGGAGAACTTAAAGGGGGGCCGAAAGAAATAGCAGAGTCTTTAGGCATTCTGGATAAAGTTTTTGGTATAACTGCCAAGAATGGCGGCGACATTGAGAAATCTTTTAGCCAGATAGGTTCCGTTATTTTAGGTTTAGGCCAATCAGGTCTTGCCACGGGTGATTTCTTAGCCGAGTTCGCCAAACGTGTCGGGGGCGTGGCAGCCCAAGCTAAATTATCATTACCTGTTTTACTGTCTTACGGTGCTACTTTGCAGGAACAAGGTGTGCAGTCTGAGGTTGCAGGAAGTGCATTTAAAAGGCTGATCAGTTCTTTAGCAGTTAAACGCGGGGCTTTTCTTGCGGTGGCCCAAATCGCTGATTCGAGCCTTACTTTAAAACAGTTTACACATATAATTAATACCGATACTCAGCAGGCTTTATCTTTATTTTTTGCAGGTCTTGCCAAAGGAGGCTCTACCACAACTCAGTTCCAGGATTTATTAAAATCAATAGGGCTTGACGCCGCCCGTAGTAGCCAGGCGATCACTGCTCTGGCGCTCCATCAAACAGAGTTAAACACGCACATACAGGAAAGTACAAAACAGTTTAAAGACGGCACTCTTGCTGCCGAACAGTTTCAAATAAAAAATGATACGCTTGGGGCCTCAATTGATAAACTGGGCAAAGCTTTTAATCAGGCTTTTCAGGGGGCGGGTATAAGTGCGTTTTTCAAATCTATAGTTGATGGTGTTACTAACACTATTACTGTTTTTGATAAGTTGTTTAACAGCCGGTCTTTTAATGAAGCTTTTCAAAGAATATTTGCGCCTCTTAATAACAGTAGTTTCGATGCTGCAAACTCCTTGCAAGATAGATTCGCTAATGTAAAAACTACGCAGGCTAATCTGCTAACTCAAAGCCCACAAGGTTTTGACAACTTATCTGTAGAACAGTTAAGGGCGCTTATACCACAATACCAAAAAGTAGCTTTAGAGGCTAAAAAAGCTTTTGTTACTTTTTCCAGTCAAGTTCAATCCGGGCTTGTAACAGATCCGGAAAATAAATTACGGGATTTTAAAAATACCGCAATAGAACTGAATGATGATTATAAAGGACTTATAGCATCATTTTTAAGGGCAAGAGACGCACAGGCGCAGAGTAATAAGCAAACTTTAAAAAACATAGAGGAACTTACTGATGCGCAGCTCACCTCTATTCCCCAAATAAAAGCGAGGATAAAAGAACTGACAGAGCTTTCTGATAGTGGCATTTTAGGTAGTGATACCAATAAACGTATTATTGCTTTAAACGAACGGCTAAAAGAATTGCGAGGCACGATAGGTAGTATACGGAATGTTTTTAATGATATTAACAATAGCATTAATGACCTGGTAGCTAAAAGTAATGCACTGGCAGCGTCAACGGGCTTAACTGGTTATGCGGCCGAAGTACAAAAAGTAGCTTCTGAGTTTGCAAACCTTAATACAGGGTTTGATAAAGTAAAAGCCAATATCACCCAGGGATTGCGTAGTGGTAGATTAACCCCGGCTCGCGCTGAAGTATTAACCGCGAAAAATAATGCGGGGCAGAGTCAATTAGGGGTAAATGAGCAAAGGGCGTTAGATGCTGCGCTTGTATCGGAACGGGAAAAATTTAATAATGACCTGCAGGCTATTGATGATGCTTTTGGCGTTAAAGCTGAACAGTCGCGTAAGGCTGAACTGGCCGCGGTACAGAAATTAGCTAACGATAAAGTAGCCACAGTAACAAAAGGGATTTTTGACCAACAGCAAATAGAAGCGCAGTTCAACGCTTCCGTAACTGCGGCTAAAGGTAATAAGGACCAGATTGCTACAGCTACAAAAGTACGGGACGCGGAAATACTTGCCGCGCAGGAGTCAGCTACCGAACGCCAGCGTATAGCGGCAGGTGTTTTAGCTGCGCAGGATGCTATCAATCAAAAATATCTTACTAAAGAAAGGGAGTTACAGGATAGTATTCAAAGTATCCGGGATGTTGCTTTAGAAGATTTATCAAATAAAGAAGATAATGCCACCAATAAAATAGTTGCCGGATGGGATAAGCGTAAAGCTGAAGCAGCTAAATACTTTGATCAGTTACGAACGATTTACCCCGAGCTCAGTGCTATTATTACTAAACAGCAGGAGTCAACAAATAATTTACTTGACGCCGCTAAGTTCCGGGATGTATCTGTAGAATTGTCCAAAAATTTTGCTTCTGCTATGCAAACAGGAGTGACTACTTTTGCAGATGACTTTTATACGGCTATCACTACGTTAGGAGCCACCCGGCAATCAATAGATGATAAATATCGTCAGCAGTATGCTGCGGCTACAGATGATCTTACAAGGCAGCAGATAGCACAACAGGAAAAACTTGAAAAATCAGCTACTACATCATTCGGGGCTATCTTCAGTTCTTTAATATCAAATGCGTTAGGGGCTTTTAATAAGTCTTTATTTGATGGATTTCTTAAAAAATTCACCGAGAATATAGGTACTACTTTAATTAAGCCAAATCCTGATCAGCTTGGTTTGAAAGTAACCGGGGCACAGTTTTCTAACACGGTTGTGTCTGCGGGGGATTCTTTTCGTCAGCAGATTGATGCGGCAGCGCAGGCTATCACATCAAAAATAAATCCACAAGTATTAAGCGGGCAAACGGGGGGTTCAGTTGGCGGGGTTGGAGAATTGATAGGAAGTGGATTGGGAAGTGTTTTAAATGATTCTAGTTCGGCTTTTAGTCAGAATATCGATGACTCCGGGGTACATTTAAGTAGCCAGTTAGATACAGCAGCCACCTCATGGACACAATCTTCAGAACAATCTTCTACAAGTATAACTAATGCGGGGAAAAATTTATCTTCTTCCGTACTTAGGGCTGCGGGGGCTTTTGGGGCAATAGGAACGGGGCTGTCCGCGGCTTTAGGAGGAAAAGTTAATATAAGTGGAACAGGAAATATATCTTCTGGACTAGCTACAGGCATAGCGGGGGCAAGTATAGCGGGAGGTTTAATATCAGGAGCAACAAAACCAACATCATCTGCAGGTCAGGCTATTGGTGGCGCTTTAAGTGGTGCGGCCGCAGGGGCTTCAATCGGGTCCATTTTTCCAGGATATGGTACTTTAATTGGCGGGGCCATAGGTTTTATTGCAGGGGGTATCTCAGGATTGCTCGGGGCATCAAAAGCAAAGAAACAGGAAGAACTACAAGCCGCGCAATTAAAAGCGCAGCAGGAGGGGAATGCACTGTTATTAAGACAAAATGCTTTAGCTTACACTACCTCAATTATTGGCCGGATGACGCAGCAGGGTATCGTGACTGGGGTTGATCTGAACTCATTCGGGCAGCTGACCGCGACAGTAAGTGGTAAAAATATTCAATTTGTTTTAGACAGGGTAGCAAATGGGCGTTAAATATATCATGCAGTTCAAGTCTATTGATAATGTCGCCTGGCAGTGTGATATCGAAACGCCCGGGTATTCTGGCGCACCTATAGCCATCCGTGGGGTATCTGAGCAGTCTACGGAATTAGCTTATGATGGAGATAGCGCGGACAATCCTTTTGATCCGCTCATAAAATCAACGTTGACGCTTAATTTTTACAACCAGGGGCAGGTTGATATGGACGAGCTGATGCGGGCCGGGGATAAAGATTTTTTAATTAAACGCTTCCGTAACGGTCACCTGGACTGGACTGGGTTTTTAAAACCAGAGGATATACAGTGGAACTTCTTAACGCCCCCTCAGCAGGGTACACTAAGCTTTATTTGCGGACTTGCAATGCTTGATGATATACCTTATATCCATCAGGACTTAATGGGTAATACAGGCTCAATTAGTCGCTGTCCTATGAATTATATCAGGCAGATACTATTTGCTTCCGCTAATCTTGGTATTAAACTGCCTATCCGGTGGACTAACCAATTACAATGCACAGCTTTTAGCGGAGATTTCTTTGCCGGGTCTGTGACCTGGTCGCCTTTCAATGAAGGGTTTTATAGTTATCAGCAGGGGGTAACAGGCGCAGATCAAGGACCTTTAGTAACCTGTGGCTACATACTGGAAGGATTTTTACGTGCTACACAATGCCGTATATATCAGTCAAAAGGTAAATGGATCATACGGAGGGTAAATGATGTGATTGCGGGTACTATTCAGTATAAAGAGATCGCGGCTGATTTAGGCGTATTCTCTGTTGCTTCCGGCACAGAGAATTTATCAAAACGTATTGGTAGGTCTGGATATCGGTTTGTAAATGAGAACGCACTCATAACTGTAAAGCAGGGATTAAAGTCTTTTAAAACAACTTACACGGCTAATATCCGAAGTAACATTTTACCAAATGGTAATTTTGATGTTAAAAGAATAGTTTTTTCTGTAGCTGATGCATTTGCAGGTAATACTTTTTTTTATTGGGGAAGCTATGATATGATCTTAGTTGATGACCGAGATTCTTTAGATGGCAGGGCAGGATTTTCAGCGGAATTAATAAATGTTTCAGGGGATGAGTATTACACATTAGTATCTGACGGAGGTGTATTAGGTAAGAATGGTCTGCCAATTGACGCCTATACTTTGATTAAGTTGATTAATTTTAGTTTTATGTTTTCCCCTGGTACGGAATTCGCTCCTGTAGACGGGGAAGATCAGATAATCTGGGATAGCCAGCCCTTACAGTTTAAAATGATACTTAACCAGGGAGCAAATACTTATTATTTAACCGAGTTTGGCATTTGGTCTGCGGTTGAGGCCTGGGTTCCGATTGTTGTTCAGGGTATGAAAATAGGAGATATCGCTCAGGTAACTTTTGATAAATTTCAAGGTATAAAAATACCGCAGCCCACCGCGCAGCCAATAGCCGGAGATATATGTGACTTGCAAATTATATGGCGCGTTAAAGAACATCAAATTTATAGTATTGATAATGTTTCAATCACGATTGATAACGGTAATGATGTTTACGAAGTATTCGACGACAGTAGTAAAAACACCTCTACTGATAATGTGGACTTGAATATCAGCAGTAGCTTTGGAGGATATATGCTAAGTAATTTCATGACTTCAGCTTTAAAATCCGGGGATGAGAGCCGGTTTAATGATGGTTTAATTTACAGCGGTACTTTGACAGCAATTAATTCTCGTGCAGTTATGCGTTTCCGGTATAAATCCTCGCAGGTAGTTAATACAGATATGTATGTAGCCGGTGGTAACTGGTCATTTGATGAAATTTATAGTGTAGACAGTTTATTAGGTAAAAAATTTCTACCTTTAAATGCGAAGCATAACGCGGAAAAAGGCACTGTTAATATAATCGCGATGGAGGCCAGAAACGATAACATTGCGTTAAGAGAAAGTTTTTATAGTAGTAATGATGCTCAATTAAGTAACTAATGCCAGGACCCTACGAAATAGTATTAGCGCGCGTACAGCAAAAGAAAGCTACTGAAGCCGAATGGCTGGCAGTGGAAGATGACCTTGGCGTTATTTTAGACGGGGAACAGGCTTTTGTTATTAATGATAGCGGTGTCGGGATTAATTTCAAGATAGGGGATGGTACTAAGAAATTTTCCGAATTGCCGTATTTTATTACTTATTTCAGTAATGTACTTAACCAAAAGATACTATCTTATATTGACCAAACCACTGACATTACAATCACCAGTATTTTTCGTAATTTTTCCTGCCTGTATGATATTGTTCTGGTTAATAACAGTGGTACGGATATTATTTTAAAAGTAGGGACATCCCCGGCTGCGGACGACCTGATCAACGTAACGGTACCTAATGGGGCTTATATCATTAACCTGCGTAAAGTTTTTCAGACAGTAAGTACTGTGTACATAAGCGGGCTGGCAGGTAAAAACCACAGCCTTTTTATCCTTTATTTCCAGTACGACGAGAATCCCGCTGAACCGCCGACCGGAGGTCCTGCGGTTGCTTTTAAATTCCCCCGCTGCTTTAAGGGAATGTATGAGCCATTAAGTGATACTGACCTGGACACGCACTGGGACTTTACGACCGGGCTTGGTATGCCGGGTACTGCATATGCTAACTGTGCCATATCAGGAACGAACGGCACGGAAGAAATGGGCAGGTTTTACCCTACCGGCTGGCAGGTTGGCGACAGCCTGCGTCCGGCCACAACTATAGGCAGCAGTTCAGGACTTATTACGATCGCAGAAAATAATATACCGAAATTCAGGTTAAAAATGTTTTCCGGTGCAGGGCCGGCAGGACAACTGTCTCCAGATCCAACGGGAAATAAAGCCGTGGCCTGGTCATCGGCGCATACCAGCGGTAACCAGGACTATGACATGAAACAGGCGGGGGATGATAATGTATCAATGGGCCATACTTCTTCTTTCGGACAGGATATACCTGATACAATTGATATACGTCCTAAATCTAAAGTCATTTTATTTTTTGTAGCTATAACGGAATGAGCAGCAAGAGTATTTATATCATCGATATTATCAAGTCCTCAGAGACTAACGTAGAGGTGCAGTCTATAGAAACTTATGCGCAGGTACTTACCGCCGATGATTTCGGGGATGACGACCAGATAAATAAAAGGGCTGCGGTACAATTAAGCGGGGGTGTTGTTACAGAGGTGCCAGTCATACCTGCGGGGGAGTCAATCCCTTTTTTCCTGGACGCTTCTTTATACAGCGGCAGCAGTGAGCTATCCGAAGTGATCACTAAAACGCAGCGTGAGGATCCGGTAACAGGTTCTCCAACGGGCAGGTTGCAGCGTTTTTATGATATGGACGTAGTTGACCAGGATACGAACGGTGACGGAACAGGTGATTTTACAGGGTGGGATATATACGGGCATGATGATGGGACAGGTAACTTTAAATATGATACTTACGTAATCTTAAAAGGATGAAAAAACTATTATTTATACTATTTATTTTACCTATATGGTGCTTTGCGCAAACAAATTTTACGCCACAGTTTAAAAGAAACATACCCGCGGACAGTCTTTTAGGTTATTCTATACCTGGTATAACGGGAAATCATTGGCTCGCAGACACATCCTGGATAAAAAAGTATTATATTGATGGTGTATTATCGCATGGTCAGTACTTCAACACCAAATCCATCAATAACTTTACAGGAGTAACTTTTACAAACGGATCAACGGGCAGTTTAGCGGGGTCATTATTCAGAAATACGAATAATTCAGGCTATAGTGTTCAGCAAGCTATCTTCAATAGTGGCTTTAACGGAGGTTCTCAAATTGACCAGCCGAACACGGCACTTTTTAATACCACCGCACCTATTTTAAATGTGAATAATCAAAACGCAGTTGGCCAATTATGGCTTAGCGCAGGTGGGTTAGACTCGTCTGATGTGGCTATTAAAATACTACCCACGAAAACATACTTATACCATACAGATAGCACGTCAACACCAGTAAGCGCTTATGTGAAGTTGGCAGATGGGAGCGTTGGGTTGGCGCCATATGGCGGCGGCGGCGGTTCGGATAGTACGCTTTATAAAGTGGATGATTCGCTGCATAATACGGACAGGACGGTTGATTTAAAGGCGCATGGGTTAGTGTTTTCGTCTACCGATACTACACACAGTTCAAGTTTAGACGTTTTAATTGGGGGTAATACAAAGGGAGAGGTATATGTAACTGATGGTGTAGCTCAACTAACATGGCAAGATGCAACTTTTTTAAATACGTCATCTATAACAGCAAGAAATGATGGTTCAGGGCATGGGGAAGTTACTTTATATGCTTTACAGGCGGGGAGCAGATTTAAAGAAATTATAATGAATACAAGCAAGGGTATTCAATTTTGGGATAATGCAGATACGGTAGGTGTGCTATATCATGATACTTCTGTTAATGTTAATGGAAGGAGATATAACACATGGGTGCCTACATGGAGCGCTGTTAAGAGTAGAATCGATAGCGCCATTTCTACTCATTCAGGCGGCGTCACCACCGTAACCGGCACAACAAACCGCATCACCTCAACAGGAGGGGCAACGCCGGTTATTGACATTGCAAGTACATATGCGGGGCAATCGTCAATCACTACGGTAGGAGCATTGTCTGCGGGGAGTATCCCTGCATCATTGGTTACAGGACTTGCAACAGGGGCGAGTCCGACAGCAACAGTCGGGGTGAGCGCGGTGAACGGTTCAGCAAGTACCTTTATGCGAAGTGATGCGGCACCTAAAATAGATACTACCTCTGGAGGTGTAACTACATGGTTTAGGGTTAAAAAAATGATAACTGATAGTTTATCAGCCAATACTTCTGCAATAGGTTTTGGGCTTGATACAACAAGCCACACTTTAAAGGTAGATACTACATTAATAATGCCGAAAGCTAATACGAAAACATTGGCACAGTTGCAGACGGCTTTTAATCTTAAAGCTAATCTTATTTCACCATCATTTACTACCCCCGCGCTTGGGACACCATCTTCTGGGGTCATGACCAATGTAACCGGCCTGCCATTAACTACCGGAGTGACGGGTATATTACCTGTGGCTAATGGGGGCACTGGCACAGCAACACCGGCTATTGTACCGGGGACAAATATAACCGTGTCAGGTACATGGCCGAATCAGACTATTAACGCAAGTGGAGGCAGCGGCGTTACAACCATAGGTACTTTCTCCGGCTCGTCACAAACAAACGGAGCCTCTATTTCAGGCAGCACGATAACTTTCGGCCCTGCGGATGCAAGTAATCCCGGCATGGTTACTACAGGCACGCAGACATTTACAGGGGTAAAAACATTATCTACGCCAGTGTTTACAGGTTTGCCAACGGGTACGGGTGTTGCTTCGGCGGCTACGGCAAGTACCTTGGTGGCAAGAGATGCGAATGCGAATACGGCTCTTAATAATTCAATACAAGGGTTTACTGCTATAACAGCAACCGGTGGTACAACTACGTTAACAGCAGCATCTACTTATAATCAAGTAGTTGCAACTGGAAGTTTCAATCAAACTATTGTACTGCCTGTCACTGCAACTCTTACTTTAGGACAACAATTCTCTATTACCGTTTTAAATGGATTCACGATTACTGTTCAATCATCCGGTGGTAATACTATCACTCAATTAAGTGGGTCAAATACTGCTTATATATTTACATGTATTGCTATAACTGGAACCGGAGCTTCATCATGGATATGGGTTCGTTAACATCAAATAGTCAACTTACTTTTAACCCAACTGGTGGCCCTTCAAGTACCGGTTTTATCAGTTTAACAGGGGTATTAAGAGCAACAAAATACATAGCTGCCTTAAATGATTTTTTAGGATTTACGGGTAATACCGGACAAGGTATTGTTCAAACATACCATGCTATACAATTAGCGGGCATGACGCAAACACAAACATCTTTATATTCAACGGCGGATGTTGGCATAGGCGCAGATTCTTACCACGTGGTAATTCCTATGGCTTCTGTAAGTGCAGCGGGATTGGCCGTTCTTGGTAAAGCAAGTCAGACGGCTAATTACATTGAAGCCACTACAACAGCCAATAAAACGACTACTAATGGTGATGTATTTTACGTAGCTGCCGATGGCTCTGTTAATGCTGGCCGTGCAGGAACGTTAATAGGGCAGTACAATTTAGCAGGGAATACAAGCGGGACGATCAGCATAAAGCCACAGGCAGCGGCAGGAACATATAATTTTAACATGCCAATTACAGCCGGAACAGCAGGGCAATTGTTAACGAGTCAGGGCGGTAGCAGTACTGCTATGACGTGGACTTCATCACCAACCATACAAGGCACTGCTGATTTAACAGCGCAAACAACAGCCGGGAATATCACTACTTTTACTGTTGGGGCATCTACGGCAACCTTTAATATATCTTCTTACATCAATGTAACTGCTGTTTCCGTAGACGTGATACAGGGGCAAATCACCTATACCGATGAAAATAACACAGCGCAAACCGTTTCACTATCGAACATTAGCGCAATAGGAAATTCAACCTATAGCCCGATTACGATACGCGCTAAAAATGCAACAGTGATTACGGTAAAGACTAATTTAACAACAGGCGCTGGAACGATTACATTTGACGCAGGCGCGCGTATCACACAACTATAAAATGAGAGTAATTATCAATCGTGGCAGAATACTTTTAAAGAAAACATCGAGTCTGCCGTCTATATCTGGGTTGGTAACTGATTTTGATTTTTCAGACCCCACTACAGTGCAGGTTATTTCCGGTAATGTTTCACAGATAACTGATAAGGTTGGTGCCGTTGTATCGTCACAGGGAACATCTGGCAATAGGCCGACATTTTTAAATGATGGCACTATAAATAACAAATCATTTGCAAGATTTTCAGGTAGTCAATCTTTATCGGGTGCGCTCCTTGGGGCGACAGGGGATCACACAATAATAGTGCTTCATAGAGCAGCTACTAAAATAACAAGCCCTCGGTATGGATTCGGAGTATTTAACAATGGCACATCTTCAAATGGGTATGGCTTTGTTATTTCTCAAACTGCCGATACGGGATTGAATAATTCAGGGGGATTTTATCCTGGTTCTGCAATAGCTTATTCAAATAATTATTATACTGATACGCGATGGAATATTGGAATTGTATCGCATAGTACCAATAATTACATTTATAATACAGCCGGTGCACTTATGCTTTTATCTGCACCTACAAATACCCTTGCAACTCCAACAACTGGTCACAGCATAGGGGCTTCTTTTTTTGGGAGTATGAACGCCTATAACGGTGATATAAGTAGAATATTGGTTTATAACAGACAATTGACAGATACGGAAGCACGGTCTTTGTGTGCTTTTTTCACATCGGCATATGCGCTTTCAATACCAAGTCAAAATATTTATGGGGGGCATAGTAAAATGACCGGACAGGGGGGGTCAATAGGATTGCCAAATACAATTAAACCTAATTTGATAACCGATAATTATTACTTTTTTGATTATTTAACTAATCAGGGCGGTAGGACGGTAGCTAATGTAGTGACCAATTTAACTTCGGAAGTATTAAATAGATATCGGGCATCAACAAAAAATATATATGCCTTATGGATAGGGCATAACGATTTAGCCGCCGCTATATCCGGAACTACTGTTTATAACTCAATTGTATCATTATGCAATACAGTAAAAGCAGCGGGCTTTAAAATAATAATTTTTACAGAAACGTACACCACGGCTTTTGCTAATACACAAGTAGATGTGATGAACGGACTTATAAGGACAAATTACGCGACTTTTGCCGATAGTATTTGTGATGTAAATAATATTACGAATCTTATTGATCCAACAAATACCACCTATTTTTCTGATGGTATACACTTGACTCAGGCGGCGCAAAATGAGGTTGCTACATTATTAAAACCTATATTAGAAGCGATATAAACTAAATGGAAAAGCAAGCCACCATCCAATACTTAAAAGACCACATAGCAACTTGTATGCATGATCTGGAGACATTGCGTGCACAACTGGAATACTTAGAGCAGGTGGAAGAGGATGGCGATATGTCACACATTTATAACTTACATTCAATAACACATTATAATCAATGAAAACAAAACTCATAACAGTTGAATTCGAGAAACGCTTAAACAAGGCGCTTGACGAGTACGATAGAATTACCCAAAACAGGGGGAAATTCAGAGTGGGGTCGCAACTGGATTTTGAAAAGAAAGAATTCGTTAATCTGATTATAGATGTATGCGAACAATTTAAAATAGACTATCCAATAACTAAGAAAATGAACTTAAAAGAATTATCAGAAAAAATCAAAGACCTGACTATTGATGAAATAGCACAGTTGTCAGCTTACGGTGTTGATGTATCGATCCGCCAGGTAGCAACGGACACTACAACCGATCCTCCCGGCTCAACTACGCCCCCGCCGCCAAAGTCGTGAAGTTAGCAAATCTATTTTTCGCATTGTCAATGGCCGCCTACTTTACAGTGGGCGACTATTTTAATACTATTTGGTCTGACTTTTATTACACATCCTTAATCGGGTACGTATTTTGCTGCCTTATCATAAATAAAAAACAAACAGTAGATCAATTAGTTGGGTTATTAGTAACAGGCGGTATCTGGGCATTGTACCTGATAAGGCCATTATTTATTAACTCAATCTTTTACGCATGGATAAGATTTTCGTTCGGTTGCTTGATTGGTATATTTGGCATTTTTTATTTAATTTACGTCATTATTTGTTTACTGAAAAAAAGAACCTTATAGCAATGTCTGAAATAACACCCGGCTTTGAACA